AATCGCGGAAACAAGTTCCTGCGTGAGCGGTGCACCACATGCTGCCTGGATGACGTCGGTACCTTTGGTCGATGTTCTGTTGTCTACGACCAGCAGATCCTCAATGTTCACCGTCCTCGAATCATCGTAATCACCATAGATCTGCATCTGACTCTCACGATCCATCGGAACAGACTTGAGAGTGCAGCCTTGCAAATGGTGCCTGGCAATGCAAGCAAAATAGTGAGCAAAAACCGGGCAAGAATCCCTGAAATTCTCAACCCTACCAACCAAAGTCATAGCCCGAGCGAGACCGGTGTCTAAACCCTGCGACACAGAGTAGGCACTGGATGCAATGTTTCTCGCAAGTTGGGGAACTGGCTCCGCAGCGGTGCCGGCAATTCCGTTAACACCGCAAAACGTCCATGCATCTCCCTTCTTCCGATGAAACAATTTCGGTCGCATCCCTGCCCGCTCCCATTCTTTCGTGAGATGATCTACATCCAATCGCTGTCCACAACTCACGATAGAATCATCACCCTCATAAAAGAAGGAAAAATCAGTATTCTGCCCGTTGATCCTATATTTTCTCGCAGTTGGTTTGTAAACCACCTGCGCCGGTTCGTCCAGCACCATGGCGCTCCACAATGTCAAATTGACCAAATTGTTGAGAGCGGAAGTTCCACGGTCCCCAGATTTCCGGAAAGCACGAACTATAATCGCAGCCCGCGCACCATGTTTATTGAACGAAGCTTTCATCTGATCTTTCCTCCGATCTTCCAAATCAGCCTCTTGCATATCCCAAGTGATAAGCTCAAAGTTACCGTGACTGAACAAAAGCATGGCAATGTGCTCAAGAATCGGATCTTCCAATGTGTGCCGAAGCTCCGGGGATACAGTAACATCCCACGCAGAACCATCGTTCTCATACACATGTCCGTACCTCATCTTTTCAGCCACTTCCCTCATCGCAACCATCTTGGGTCGGTGCTTGATACTATGCCGCTCAAAATGATCAAAGTACAAATCTTCGAAACATTTGACCGTCAACAAAGCACAGAGCTGGCCGGCACCGCCGCATGACATAATCATACGTGGTTCCTTTCCCTTAGCAAGAATCTCATCCTTAATCGACACAGCCCATTTCACAAAATGCTGATTCGCCGAGGTTGCCATCAACATATCCAAAGCATTCTGAACAGTACGTTGGGACCATTTCTTCGAAACAAGCTCATTCAAGCAAGGATTGTCTGCGGCCCATTGCTGGACCCTCCGTTTCGTGAAAACATGATCCTTCAGTGCCCTCTGCACTGACAGAATGCCCGCATAAACTTTGTCACTGGGTTTGAATGGTTTAGCTTTCCCTTCCACCCTACCTTTACATGCCCTGATAACATTCTCAAGAGCATCAGTGTAGTGTTGAACTTCCTGGGTGGTGGGACCAATGGGAGTAGCGACACGTGGGACCGGTATGTCCCTAGTCTCAACCCTGGCGAGGTAATCCTCACCTGACTCAATGTTGGTTTCGAGTATAACTGATTCCAACGGTCCGACAATCGTATTGACTGGAATTC